GAGCATCCGTTTCGGGTCATCAAACGCCAGTTTGGCTATGAAAAAGTGCGCTTTCGGGGCTTGGCCAAGAACACCGCGCAGATGGTGACGTTGTTCGCCCTGTCAAACCTGTGGATGGCCCGCCGACATTTGTTGGCGAGCGCAGGAGAGGTGCGCGTGTAATGCAGGAAATGGTTACCGCAAAAGGCTTTGCAGCGGCCGAAAGAGCTGAAAAGCGAAGATAATTGAGCAAATTTCGACATGCATCGTTTTTTGAAAAGTGCTGAGGACTCGGTAGCCGGAAAACATCCGGCTACTTCAGACCTTCCCTAGCTCCGCTGCCAAAACCTCTGAAGTCAGTCCAGGTGCAAGTGCTCTAGAGAGCCCTTTGACAAAATAGGTTTGATTATCGTCGCCTCTAATCAGAAAAGGCTGAACGGAAACACCTTGGCTGCTCTGCTTAATGATTTCCCTAGCTGTCACGCGTGCAGGCATGCGCAATCCTTGCTGGCCATAGGCCGGTTATAAGTTGTGAAAAAAATTAGCATCCACGGAATTGTGGATACTTTCTAAAATAACCCCTTCGGCGCTGGCATCGTCATCTCTCAAAAATCCCCGCCGCGCCAGATGATACGGCTACTCAGATCGTTCCCGCACAATCCGTCCTTGCCTAACCTCATCTACATACCCAGCCAGCTTGTCCTCGTCGGCCTGGAACAAAATGATCATCTTCAGGATGGCCTGGGCATCAGGCTCGTTACCCGCCAGGCTCAATCGCTCAACGATCCGCAGCAACTCCACGGCGGACCACTTCAAGTCAGAGGCGAGGCCCTGTAGGTCGCGTGCGAGTTGTTGATTCGGCTTCGTCAATCCCATGACTGGTACTCCTACAAAAAACCGGTGACCCGCACCGCCACGCCGATGATCTTGCAGTCGTCCGTGCATTTGATCATCGAGTATCCAGGATTGAGTGGTTTCAGATAGAGCTGGCCTGCATCATCTATCAGCTTCTTGAAGGTCGCCTCGTTGCTGCTGGGGAGCTTGGCAACCACCAGCTTGCCGGGCCTCGCCTCAACGCCAGGATCCACAAGTATGAGCATTCCCTCTGGAACGCTCATGCCTGACGGTGCGGTCATTGAATCGCCTGATACTTCAAGCCAGAAAGCTCGACCTTTGGCTTTGTAGTCGCTCGTCTCGTACCGGTCTGAAAAGTCGGGCTCTACCGCTTCCGCCCATGCGCCGGCAGCAACCGTGCTTACTACTGGATAGCGGTACATGACCACGGGCTGATCTATCATCGCTACGTTGGACGGCGCGCTGATCGAGATCATTGAGCCGACCCCCTCAGAGAGCCAAACGGGATCAACCCTGCAGATCGTGGCGAACTTAACGAGGTAGCCGCTGGTGCGGGTAAGTCCTCGCTCTATCTCTGATACTGACGCCTGTTTTATACCAGAACGCTCCGCCAGCTCGGCCTGAGTTAGCCGTGCGTGCTTACGAGCCTGCTTCAATCGATCTTTTAATTCCATGGGCTGGAAGATAAAGGCGAACCTTTCACCTTGCAAAAAGGTGTTCCTTTGTCCTAGCATAAAGGCATCCCTTTATTTGGGCGGAGAATCATGAAGAATACCTTTGAGAAGCTGGTCGAGCATTTCGGCTCGCAGAACGCTACAGCAACGGCGCTTGGCGTAAAGCAGGGCACTGTCAGTGGCTGGGTCCGAGGGATACATGGCATGGCCGCAGAGGTTGCAATGCGAGCCGAGATCGCAACGAAGGGGGCAATTAAGGCCCGCGAGCTGCGCCCCTCTATTCCGGATCAAGCCGCATGAGCGCGCTTGCCACTCAAGCACAGGCGTCTTGATAGAAATTATCCGCTCAGCCGGGAAGGGCAGGTAGTACAGCGGATGGGCTGTTGATTCATCCAGTACATAATCTCGGAGTAAGACATGAACGAAAGCAACAGCCACACCGATGCATCTGAGCAGTGCCGCGAGCAGGCCGAGACAGTCCAGCTTTCTGTCGGAGATCGCGAGATTGCGGTGAAAGCGATCTGCAGTCGAGCAACGGGCACCACAACACAGGTCGCTACCCAGATTCTCGCAGGCATCGCTGCGCTTGATGGTCGGCGCCTACCGATCCTGCTTTGGCCGGAAGGTGTCACACGCGAAGAAAAAGCCGCCTGGCACAGGTCCGAGGCGGCCTTCTGGGATGCATCTGCGATCCGATTTGCAGAGTTTATGGCGTCGGTGAAAAGCGCAGAGCATCCCGCTTGTGCGTCGCTGGTCGTTAGTGCCTCGCCCCTGGGGGAGACGTTATCCCAGCACGCTCTACCGCATCCGCCGATCTTTGAAGTACATCAATCAGCTGTCTCGTCTGTGGAAGCGTCAGCGCGTAAATCGGGCTCTTCTGAGCTTCTGTCGGCCGTTGAAAAGGATTCGAAATGAAGCCCAGTTCCAGCAGCACGAGTTGCATGGCTTCGACAGTCCTTACATCCCAACCAGATACAGGGTTTACCGCAAGTTCATCAGTCATGTTCGGTCTCCGTGACCTTGTTGTGTGGAAGCAGAAAGCTACCACGGATGCACCGGACACCTACAGCGCCTGAATTTCAGGCAAAAAAAAGCCGGTGGCTAGACCGGCTTCTTCACAACATCACGAGGTCAATTATGCCCATCAATCCAGCGACGAGCAATACCTGCGAAGGCCTGTCGGCTTCGTCGTTTACGCAAAATCTGACGCGTCATTTCTCAACCTTCACGCATGGAGGGCTGTGATATGGCCCGAGCACGCAACATCAAGCCAGCGCTGTTCAAGAACGAAGTGCTTGGCGTAGCTGATCCCATGCTGACCTTACTGTTCGAGGGTCTGTGGCTGCTCGCTGATAAAGCTGGCCGCCTCGAGGATCGTCCTCTTCGAATCAAGGGTGAGCTCTTTCCGTACCGTGACGGCCTTGATGTCGATGGCATGCTGGCCTGGCTGGCGGCCGAGGGCTTCATTGTCCGCTATACGGTATCCGGCAAGCGCTACATCCAAGTCGAGAATTTCGACAAACATCAGAACCCGCATCGTAATGAACCGGAGTCAGTTATCCCTTCTGTATCAGAAGGTTGTATCAGTACCGATTTTGGCGGTACTGCTACTGCCATTATCGGTAGCGCTCCGGCTGATTCTCTGATTCCTGATTCTCTGATTCCTGATCCCCTCAACACACCGACGCCTTCGGAATCGTCGCCGACGACGGGCGATCTGTTCCCAAAGTTCTGGAAGCTTTACCCGAACAAGAAGGGCAAGGCGGCAGCCGAGAAGGTTTGGCGGAAACTCAAGGTCAATGACGACCTGTTCACGTTGATCGCTGAGGGCTTGGCCAGACAGTGTGTTTCCCCGGCGTGGACCAAGGACGGCGGACAGTTCGTTCCGCACCCAGCCACTTGGCTCAACGGCAAGCGCTGGGAGGATGAGGTGCAGCCTGCAACCAACGTGCATCAGTTCCCCAACTCTCGGCATCACGGGTTTGCTGATCGCGATTACACCGCTGGACTGATCACCCGGGAGGATGGCAGCTATGCGATCTGAGAACGTCGTTTCCATGCCCAGCGCCACGCCACCGCCGCAACAGACGACCGGCATCTGCGATGACCATGGCCAATTCCCTCAGACCGTAAACGTGATTTTCGGCAGGGTATTCAAAACCGGCTGCCCGGAATGCATGCGTATCGCGAAGGATGAGGACGCGGAGCGTGCAAGGATCAATGAGCGATACGAGCTATCCCTCAAGTTCGGCGCAGCGCTGATTCCGAAGCGTTTTGCAGCCAAGACCCTGAACGGTTACATCGCCGATAACGCGGGCCAGAAAGAGGCGCTACGGGTGTGTCGAAAGTACGTAGACAAGTTTCCGGAGATATCCGAAACGGGTCGCTGCCTGCTGATGCTCGGCAAGCCTGGCACCGGCAAGACGCACCTGGGCACTGCCATTGCCAACGAGCTGATGCGCAAGACTGACGCCACTGCCGTCTACCGAACGCTCGGCACGATCCTGCATGACATCAGGTCGACCTATCGCCTGGGCAGTGAGCGTACCGAAGGGCAGATCATTGCGGCTCTCGTCATGCCGTCTTTGCTGGTTCTCGATGAAATCGGCGTGAGCAAAGATGCTCCGAGCGATTTCGAGCTGACCACGCTTTTCGCAATCATCAACGGCCGTTACGAGCAGATGCGCCCGACAGTGATTATTTCAAACCTCGACGGAAAGGCACTGCCGGCGGCGATGGGCGAGCGCTGCGTTGACCGACTACGTGAGGGCGGAGTGATCGTGCTGCCCTTCGAGTGGGAATCGCATCGCGGCAAGGAGGACTTTTGATGCCCCGGCAAACCAAACTCACCAAGGCAGCGCGCGACCGCGAATGCCAGATCCGTTACCCAGGCTGCTCGAGCGAATGCTCGACCACGGTGCTGGCCCATTACCGGCTCGCCGGTACTTGCGGCATGGGCATCAAGCCAAACGACCTGCAGGCCGCTTGGGCTTGTGCCTACTGCCACGACATCGCCGATGGCCGCCTGCGAGCTCCGGCGGTGCTGAGCCGTAACGAAGTCCGCCTGTTCCACGCCGAGGGTGTTATGCGCACCCAGGACGTGCTGATTCGTGAAAGGAAGGTAACGGCATGAGCAAATCCGAATTTAATTTGATGATCTCAATTCTTTGGCTTATTGCGGCGGGTGTTCAGAGCGGGACCGGGTTCGAACTGGCTTGCACGATTTTATTCGTTGTCCACGCCCTGAAATCTCTCTACTGGACGTTTGTGGAAGGCAGGGCGGTGAAGCCATGAAGCCCGCCGAAATGACATTGTTCAAACCGAAGCGCACCCGCGCCAGGTCCGTCGACCGTGAAGGCTTAGAGCAGGCCGCATTGCTGCGCGAGATCAAGCTGCGCATGCCGCTGGTGGCGGCGTTGATCTACCACGTTCCCAACGGCGGACACCGGCACAAGCAGGTGGCGGTCAAGCTGAAAGAGCAGGGCGTGCGCGCCGGTGTTCCCGATCTGGTGCTGCCGATGGCTCGTGGTGGGTACTTCGGCCTGTACATCGAATTCAAGGCCACGCCGCCGCACGATGCCGCTGTCTCGGGCAGCCAGTACGAGTGGATACGTCAGCTCAACCTGCAAGGCTATCTGGCGATCGTCTGCCGTGGTCACTTCGACGCGATGGAGCAAATCCGCGCATATCTCCGACTTCCTCAAACTGTGGTGGCTGCATGAAGCTCGTTGACAATCATCACATTCAATCCGAAGCCCTCAGACGGATTGGCTTTCCCAAGGCAATGGATGCAGCCAGCCTGACAACCGCGAACTTCGACCGGTTGCTGCGGCAAATGGACGACCTGAAGGCTTCGGCCGGGCCGTTCCAAAATGTAGTGATCTGCGTGGAGTGCCTGAAGGTCCACGACTGCCCATTTGACGCCAAGTTTGAAAACTCGTTTTCCCACCGCCGAGTGTGCGGGCATTGCGGCAGTCGACACGGTTTCCGCGACGTTCTCGGCCGCTGGATATCGTTTGCAAGACCTTGGGCATTCTGGACTTGGGGTGGCGGTTGCTGGGTGTTTGATTTCTGCACAGAGGCGAAACCATGAGCACCGTCGCGGTGAAGATCACCGGAGCCGAAATCAAGCGCCAGGCCGCCGGCACCGTGCAGGACGTGCGCGACCTCGAAAACAAAGGCCTGTATCTGCGATTCAATAAGTCCCGAACCGGTGGCTCGTGGTACCTGGTGCTGAAAGGCGCGTGGAATCAGATCGGCACCTTCCCCGAGCTGACTCACAAGCAGGTCGTTGCTGCACTGCCTGCAATCCGCTTGCGCCTCGATGCCGGTGCCGGTTCGAACCTGTCGAAGTGGATCACGACCGGTGAGCTACTGGACTGGTACGCAGACCGCATGGCGCGTGACCGCAGCCTGTCCGAGAAGCGCAAGAAGACCGGCGCATCACTGATCAAATGCCACCTCAAGCCGCGCCTGGGCGACCTGCCGCTGACCGGTATCGACAAGGCCAGCCTGGACGATCAGTTCATGTGGCCAGCGCAGGAAACCATCGGCATCGACTACGTGCGGTCGGCGTTCCAGCTGCTCGCCCTGGCATTTCGGCAGGCGTTCAAACTGCGGTTGATTTCGGCCAACCCGATGAAGGACATCAAGTTCAGCGACTTCTCGAAAGCCAAGGTCGGTATCAAGCCTTCCCGGTTGCGCGGCACCCAGTTGCAGGAACTGATCGCACGCCTGCTGACCGTGCTCGAGTACGAACCAGTCGATGGCCTGCTGGCGCTGATGATGCTTTGCCACGGCACGCGCATCGGCGAGACGCGGCAAGCGCGCTGGTCTCACATCAGCCTGGCAGAGCGTGAGTGGTTCATTCCGGCCGAGAACACCAAGACCGGCGTCGAGCATCACCTGCCTCTGACAGACCAGGTACGCAACCTGCTGATCAGCTACAGGGACATTCAGTTGGCCGGGGGGTACAGAGGACAGTTCCTGTTTCCATCCCGGAGCGGCAAGGCACTCAGCGAAGGGCAGGCCAGCGCTGTGTTCAGAAGGCTGGGCCTGGGTGAGTGGACGAGTCACGACCTGCGCAAGGTCGCGCGTACTGGCTGGGCAGACATCGGCATCGACCACCTGATCGGTGAACTGCTGATCAATCACGCGATGGGCCACAACGTGAAGGTGTACATCCAGTCGGACGTGATGAGCCGCAAGCGTGATGCGCTTGAGAAGTGGCACGCGCATCTAGATTCAAAGGGCCTGAACCGCATTCAGACATTGACCCGCTTTAGAACGGGAGATTCTGGTAACGGGCCACAGGCCACGGAACATAAGGGCTGTGACCCTATTCAAGAATCAACCATAGGCGAGGTTTAAAAATGCTCATTCAGATCATTAAGCGCACCGGCCTCGCCGTAAATCCGGCCGATATCAGCGCGATCTTCATCTACACCGTGAATCACGATCCGGTGCTCGAAGTGCAGATGCGGTCCGGCGCGAAGTACGGGGTCCGCCACGAACCGAATGCCCCGCTCGGCGAAGATGTGTACCAGGTCCACAAGCAGCTGCTGGAGGCAAAATGAAGAAGTCCCACGGCCCAGCATTCCGCGCTGCCCAACTTGACCTTGCCCCGTGCCAAGCCTGCCGAGGCCGCGCTGTGATCAAGGGTGTTTTTCACGAAATGGCCTGCGTGCAGTGCAACGCCTCCGGCTGGGTCGACGCCGAGACAGGTGACGCGCTGCCGCTGGAACTGTTGGTGACGCAGCTGAGCATGCGCCTGCAGGCCGCTGACCAACAGATCGAACAATTGAAGAGCCCGGCTCAGATGACTGGACCTACCGCGATTTATAACCAGAACAACCGCCGCGGTGCCGGTGGATCGAATTACACAGGGGATTGAGTGATGACTACATATCGCCGCCAAGAGCGCAGCGTCGAAAACTTGCTTGAGCATTGGGGCCGCTGGGTGGTGCTGGGTTCTGGTGTGTCTTGCTGTGCGTCTCGAGAGAACGATATCGCTGACCCGATGATCACCGACGATGAAGCGCTTCTTTTAGATAGCCTGATTGGTCGCTTGCGAAGTCGATATCCAGAGTCGGGCAACGTTATCATCGGCTACTATACGTCCCGTGACACCGCGCTAATGATTGTCGGGAAAAAGCTTGGATTTGGTGAAGAGAAGACGAGGCAGCTCTGGAAAGCTGGTGTAGCATGGATCGATGGGGCATTAGAATATAGGCGGCATGCGGCCTGATGTATCAATTTTGGATGTTTGGCTATTTGCCGGGAGGCATAAATGTCAGAAGGGAACAAGCCGATATCTGTAGCTCTTTCAATAGTTGCAATTTTGGGACCCGTTTTATATATGCTTTATGCATTCTATGAAAGTGGGAGGCTAGGCTATTTTAGAGCGCCGATTGAGTTCATGCAGTTAGCTTCGTTTGGCGTAATGCCTGTCATCGAAGCGGTGCACCCTGGAATTATTTTTACGGCGATCATATGGACTTTCTTCGGTGGTATGAGGTATCGCACAGGTGCAGGTCAGCTTGCCTCAGTTTTCGCAGTGATTGGGTACTGTTTTCTCGCCATAAGCGCATTGTCGATTGATGAACGCTACACATTTGGTTTCGGTATTGCTGGGGGATGCGCTTTTTTGATAGCACTTTTAATACCCACCAGCGTCCCGGAACTAGGTAATGAGGAAGATCCTATCCCACCGTTACCTGTTCCAGCCGCCAACAAATACTCAGACTCCATCCAAAAATGGATATTTATATTAGCTGCTGTGGCGGTGTTTATCGGCGGCAATATTGCTGCTGGTTCTAAAAAAGCCAAACAGCAGGATGAGTACTGGATTGTCAAAAATGAAGTTGTTCTGGGGTTCTATGGCGACATGGTACTGCTCGGAGAGCTTAACGGAAAACAAGTAGGCCCGAGCTTTAAAATAGCAGAGACAAAATCCCTTGATGTACAGATGAGGCGTGTTAAAACCGGCCCACTTGTGCCTTTCAGCGCTCCTTAGCCCAAGACTGTCCACGGAAAGTATCACAAACAGTTTGACAGCCCCGGTCCCACCCTATACATTTATCACTACTTTGCGGTTTTTCCGCTAGCAAGGCCCAACTTTAGAGTTGGGCTTCTTGTTATATACCTTTTTAAACCCCGGCCATTGCCGGGGTTTTTTTGTTTTCAGATCCCGAAAGGGTTAAGACCGGATGCGCATCATGCCCGACAAACCAGATACGTGGGCCAGGGTCGTGGCGGCCATTTCAAACCCACTTTGGCAGGGCATGATCATGGCCATCGTCGTCTCACTACTGCGCATCCTCTACGACGCAAAAGAAACCAGTAAGCGCCGGATTTTGTTTGAAGCTTTGATCTGCGGTGCGTTAAGTCTGGTGGCGTCGAGCCTGATCGAGTGGATGGCCTGGCCTCCCAGCCTGTCAGTCGCTGCCGGTGGCACCATCGGCTTTCTCGGCGTAACAGCCATACGCGAACTGGTGACACGGTTCATTGGCCGTAAGGTGGACTCCGTATGAAGGCTATCGCTGCTGCAATCATCATCGGTCTCGTTGGCCTGCTGCTCGTCGGTATCCAGCAGTACCGCGTCGTCGCCCTCAGCGGTGCTATGCAGCTTGAGACGAAGAGAAAGAACGAAGCCATCGCGGCCAATACAGATAGCCAAGCCACCATCACCACGTTGCGAACAGAAGCCCAGCGCAACGCAGCATTTCTGAAGGACTTGAACCAGCGGATCAAGGCCAGCGAAGACAAAGCCAAACAGGCGAGGAAAGAATTTGAAAGCCTTAAGCGCAATAGCAAGCCCGTTCGTGATTGGGCTGCTCAGCCTTTGCCTGATGGCCTGCGCGGCAAAGCCAATGGTAGTAACAAAAACCTCAGCGGTTCGAATCGAGCCCCCTGAACTGGTCCCTTGAGAGCGCATCAACGCTGATGAGCCTGATCTCCGCTCGAACGGTGATGTGTGGGAGCTGAAGGATCAGGCCATCAAACTGTTGGATACGTGCGCAGATCAGGTCGATGCCCAGATCCAGCGCAGCAAAAGTCAATAAGAACGTGGCGGTTACTTTCGTGAAGCGAGGCACACCTCATGCGTTTTTTTATACTCTGTTATCCCTGCTCGTAACTCCTGCCTTTGTTCTTGTGAGTAACCTCTAATGCCCGCCCAACTGAGGCTGTTTTCTAAGCCCAAGATTTTGTTCCAGATTTTGCCACACTCGTTATTTTGTACTGCATAAAGTTCGGATTTTGCTGACGATATTTCTACTTCTTTATTACGATATGCAGTGTTCAATTCCTTGTATTCGCTCAGCAGCCTGGCATTTTCCTGTTTTAGCTGAGTGGATTGATCTCGGAGGTAGCTATTCTCCGCCTCAATGCGGCCAATCTCTCTCGACTGTTGTTGTGAGTATTGTAGGTAAGCGAACGCACCGCTACCGCATCCCAGCGCTATGCCGCTTATCGCACCTATCCATTTTAGTGTGTTGTCCATTGGATTTCCTAAAGCCAAAAATCAAAATATTACGCTATCCAGTAGCAATTTAACTACCAACCAATTACCCGCGGGCTAAAAATGAGCTGTGACGGTTGCGCCGCTCGGCGCGAGTGGATCAAGAAGTGGAGCAAGGTGGCATATGAACGAGCACAGCAACTCCTTGCTAAGCCAGATCCTGGCCGAGCAGGTGAGGCAGACCCAGCTGCTACAGCGGATGGCAGAGCAACAGACGCTGCTGATCGACGCACTGAGTGAAGAAGAACCGGAAGACCCCGATACTCAGCCCCGCACCTACCTGGACGGTACACCATGCCGTTGAGGCCGCAGAAGCCATGCAATGCCCAGGGCTGCAACACATTGACCCGCAACCCTCGGTACTGTGACGCCCATAAGGATGTAGGCAAGCAGTTCGAAGTGAAGCAGCGGGAGAAGCAACGCGATACCAGCAGCCAGCGCGGCTACAGCTACAAGTGGCAACAGGCGCGCAAGGGCTTCTTGGCTAAGCATCCGCTCTGTGTAGAGTGCGAGCGCATTGGACGTGTCACAGCGTCGACAGACGTTGATCACATCGTTCCTCACAAGGGTGACATGGACCTGTTCTGGGATCGATCCAACTGGCAGGCCATGTGTCACCCATGCCACAGCACGAAGACGGCGACAGAGGACGGCGGATGGGGTAACACCCAGGCAGCCCGGCCTCGCTGACCGAAACGAGAACGATTCTCGACGGATTTCACGAAAATGCACCGATATGGTGCTTGCACCAGTCTGGTGCGGCGGGGGAGGGTCAAAAGTCTGGTCCCTTTCGCTTCTAGACCGCGCCCTCAGTCGTTTTTTTACACCCGCGAAATTAAAAATTCTGGAGTTGCGCGATGGGAGGTACCGCCACGGTCGCCGGCCGTGGTCGCAAACCCAAGCCTACCGCCAAGAAAGCACTAGCCGGAAATCCCGGCAAACGCGCGCTGAATAAGGCCGAGCCCTCTTTTTCGAAGATCACAAATGTTGATCCGCCCGAATGGCTCAGCGACCGCGCTTCGCAGATGTGGAAGATGATTGTTCCCGAGCTTCTGCGCGAAAACGTGGTCGCGATAACTGATTTACACAACGTCGAAGCGTTCTGCGTTGCATACGACAACTGGCGGATGGCGCAGGAGTCAGTCCAGGCCCACGGCATCGTGGTTACTGGTGCCACCGGTGGACCGATGAAAAACCCGGCACTGACCGCAGCTAACGAAACGATGCGGCAAATGGTGACGTTCGGTTCGATGCTGGGCCTGGACCCGGCCAGCAGGACACGCCTTATCGGCGGCAACAAGGAAAAAGAAACCAACGAATTCGCCCAACTACTGAGATCTTAAATGGCCAAGTCCGCCCACCCCAACGTCGATAAGGCGATGGTTTGGGGACGGTCTCTGCTGCGCGGGAAGGTGCCAGCCTGCCGTTACATCCATCAGGCCGTGCAACGTCACTTCGACGATCTGGCTGCCAGCCGCAAGCGCGGGTTCAGATTCAAGTTCGATCCGGCGAAGGCTGAGAAAAAACTTAAGCTGATTCAGCTGTTGCCGCATACCAAGGGTGAATGGGCGTTCAAACGCCAGTTGATCACGCTTGAGGGATGGCAGCTCTTCGGCCTGGCCGTCACGTTTGGCTGGGTCAAGAAGAAGGGCGGTCACCGCAGGTTCCGCGAAAGCTACTGGGAGGTGCCGCGCAAGAACGGCAAGTCTGTTGTGGCCGGTGGTGTAGGCATAGGCATGTTCGTTGCCGACGACGAGTTCGGTGCCGAGGTCTATTCAGGCGCGACAACCGAAAAGCAGGCATGGGAGGTCTTCAGACCTGCAAAGCTGATGGTGACGAAATCGCCGATGCTGATCCAGGCTGCGGGCATCGAGGTCAACGCCTCGAACATGAACATCCCGTCCGATTTCAGCCGGTTCGAGCCGTTGATAGGCAACCCTGGCGATGGTGCATCCCCCAGTTGCGCCATCGTCGATGAATACCACGAACACCCAACCTCAGCTCAGTACGACACGATGCTCACCGGTATGGGGGCCCGGCGTCAGCCGCTGATGTTCATCATCACCACAGCCGGCGCTGACATCGAAGGGCCTTGTTACGACAAGCGCCGCCAGGTCATCGAGATGCTGGCTGGCACGGTTCCAGATGACGAGCTGTTCGGCTGGATCTGGACGCTTGATGAGGGGGACGACTGGACAGACCCGAAGATGCTGGCCAAGGCCAACCCGAACCACGGGGTATCCGTGTTTCAGGAGTATCTGGAGAGCCAGCAGGCTCGAGCGATTCGGTCTGCGCGTTTCACCAACACGTTTAAGACCAAGCATCTAAACCTTTGGGTGAGCGCCAAGTCCGGCTTTTTCAACATGGAGGACTGGAAGTCCTGCGAGGACACCTCGCTTACGCTTGATCAATTCGAGGGCCAGGAGTGGATAGCTGGTTTCGACCTTGCGCGAAAGCTGGACATGAACTCAAGGGCTCGCCTGTTTTGGCGGGTGATCGATGGAAAGACTCACTATTACAGCGTGGCTCCGAAGTTCTGGGTGCCATACGACACAGCATTCGACAGCGACAACAAGCGCATGTCCGAGCGCTTCCAGGCCTGGCTGAACTCGAAACACCTTGAGGTTACCGATGGTGCCGAGATCGATTACCGCGAAATCCTTGAAGACACCAAAGAGGCGAATCACCACGCACCATTGCGTGAATCGCCGATTGACCCACACGGTGCCACTGGGTTGAGCCATGACCTCGACGACGAGGGTTTCAACCCGGTCACCATCACCCAGAACTACACCAACATGTCCGACGCCATGAAAGAGCTGGAAGCGGCTATCACCGCTGGAAGGTTCCACCATGACGGCAATCCGATCATGACTTGGTGTATCGGCAACGTGATCGGCAAAAACATGCCCGGTAACGACGACGTAGTACGGCCCATCAAACAGGGCGATGACAACAAGATCGACGGAGCTGTTGCACTGATCATGTCGGTCGGGCGGGCGATGATGCAAGTCGTTGCCGGAGACGGCGGCGTGGACCGATTCATGGATTCAATCCGGGACCCAATATTCGAATGAATACAGCATCAATCATATACCTGCTGACTGCAGTGCTGGGCTTTGCCCTTGCAGTGGCAGGCGTTTACGTACTGCTTGGCGTGGGTTGGGCGCTTCTTGCCGCCGCTTCGTCATGCTTCGTCGCGGCAGCATTCATCCGAAGAGGGCTGACCATTGGCTAAGTCCCTCCTGTCCGTACTGAGCAGCGCGGTGTCTGCGCCGCAGACGTCGATCATTGACTGGGTCGGTCGGTCGTTATCCGGTGGCGCCGGCGGGATCTGGGCCCAAACGGTCGGCAGCACGTCCGCTACCGGCAAGACCATCACCGTCAACAAGGCGATGCGCTTGGCGGCCTGCTGGTCCTGCGTCCGGCTGATCTCCGAGACGATCGCCACGCTGCCCTTGGGCCTGTACATGCGCCAGGCCGACGGCGGCCGCAAGGTGGCCAGCGACAACGATCTGCACTGGATCATCAACACCAACCCCAACAGCCGAATGACCGCCGTGCAGTTCTGGGAGGCGGTGGTCGCCTCGATGCTGCTGCGAGGCAATGCCTTCGTCGAGATCGTCCGCATCGGCGGCCGGATTGTGGCACTGGAGTTCCTGCTGCCCAACCGCATGGACCTGGACGTCGCCGACAATGGCGAAATCCTCTACAGGTACCGCGAGAAGAACGGTCAGCTGCGCGACATCGCGGGCAGCGACATGATGCACATCCCGGCGTTCTCGCTGGACGGTCAGATCGGCCTGTCGCCTATCGCCTACGGCGCCGACGTCTTCGGCGCGGCGATGTCGGCAGAAGACGTGGCCGGCTCCACCTTCAAGAACGGCATGCACCAGACGGTCGCCTTCGAGGTGAACAAGACCCTCTCGCCGAAGCAGCGTGATGATTTCCGGGACTACGTCCAGCGCATCAGCGGCGCCATGAACGCCGGCAAGTCGCCGGTGCTGGAGGAGGGCGTTAGCGCGAAGGTCATCGGCATCAACCCGGTCGACGCCCAGCTGCTGGAGTCTCGCGAGTACAGCGCCGAGGAGATCTGCCGCTTCTACATGGTCGATCCGACCATGGTGGGCTACAGCGACAAGGCGTCGAACTGGGGCACGGGCCTGGAGCAGAAGTTGCTGCGCTTTCTGACTTTCACACTGCGCAGCTACATGCGCCGGATCGAGGAGGGCATCAACCGTAACCAGCTTACGCCAGCCCAGCGCCGCCAGATCTACTCGGAGTTCTCCATCGAAGGCCTGCTGCGTGCTGACAGCGCCGCCCGCGCGACGCTGTATTCGGGGATGGTGCAAAACGGCATCTACACCCGCGACGAATGCCGCATGAAAGAGAACCTGCCCAAAATGGGCGGAAATGCCGGTGTGCTAACTGTGCAAACCAACCTTTCGCCGATCGACAAACTGGGTCAGGGCGATGACGGGCAAGCCGCAAGGGCAGCTCTACAGAACTGGCTGGATCAGCCGGCAAACTCGAAGGAATAAATCATGCAACCAAAATTCAAGGCTGGCAGTTTTAACTGCGAGCTGAGCCCGCGCGCGCTCGACAGATGGAATCCGGCCATCAAAGCGGCCGTGGAGTCCACCAGCGATACCATCACCATCTACGGCGTTATTGGCCAGGACTGGTACGGGGAAGGCGTTACCGTCTCGCGAATCGACGCGGCCCTTCGCTCAATCGGCGACAAGCCAGCCACCGTGTACATCAATTCGCCAGGTGGCGACATGTTCGAGGGCCTGGCCATCTACAACCGGCTGCGCGAGCACAGCCAGCCGATCACAACCAAGGTCCTGGGCCTGGCCGCATCGGCTGCTTCGGTGATTTACATGGCCGGCGCAAAGCGGGAAGTGGCCA